AGAGGGGAAATCCGATTAAGTGAATTAGTATCATTTATGTTCGAGGTGCCGGAAGATATGAATGTTGATGCTTTTAATCTTGCAAACCTTGACCAGATGAAAAGTGCTATTCGTCGTAATACGGCTTGGAGTGCGACCTGCAAGGATTTCAAAGAAAAGGCGAAACAATTTTTAGATGAAATGGGGTATACAAAATGAATCGATTGTTTCAATTTAGGAGGACTATTTAAAATTATGAAACTTTTATTTGAAAGCTGGCGAAAATTTATTATCGAAGCAAAAGCTTTAATTTGTCCCCCTGCAACTCAAGATTTAGAATTAAATACAAAGAATAGAGATGCCGCAATCAAAGCGGAATATATTCAATATGGCCCTTTGAATGTCGATGAGCCCGGGAATTTTTGGACTGAAATTGCTGAATATTGGGACACTACTGAAGAAGCCGCTAAAGCATCAACATGTGGGGTTTGTACTGCATTTGATATCTCTCCTCGNATGAAAGAATGTATGCCCGGTGAAACATCAGATAAAGATGGCGAATTAGGATATTGTTGGATGCATCATTTTAAGTGCCATTCTGCAAGATCATGCAGAACATGGGCTAAGGGCGGCCCAATAAAAGAAGATGATACCTCCGCCGACTGGCAAGAAAGGTCTAATATTGATAATGAAAATGAGTAAAACACAATTAAAACAAGTTATTAAAGAAGAAATTGAGAAATTACTTGAAGAAGAGAGTGGTTTTTTATCCAATATATATAAGCTTTGTTCCGAAGGTGAAAAATGTGCACCTGAATCTAAAAAGACAAAATGGTGGAAAGGTAAATAAAATGAAATTATTATTTGAAAATTGGCGAAAGTTTGTGGCTGAGGAAGAAGAAATAGATGAGGGAGTCGGTACTGCGGCTCTGGGTGCAGCACTAGCTCTTGGCGGAGCAGGAAAAGCTGATGTTCAACAATATGATACAGATACTTCATCTGGAGATCAAACAACTCAGCAAGTTGATGCTGAAAAACAAGCCGAAGGTGAATTACAGAAAAACGAAGACGGTTCTTACTCTATGGAATATTCAAATCCTGTAACTAAAGGAATGTCAATGACTAATTCANTACTTAAATCATTTCTTGGATTACAAGGAAAAACAGACATGATGAACAAATTATTTGATGCCGGTCTTGATGCTCAATCATTTAATTATAGTATTACTGGCACTAACATGGGAACCAAATCAATTACCCTTAAGGCTACCCCTAAATGAATAACTTACTTGAAAATATAACAGAAGAAGAACTCAAAGAAATTATTGCTGACGAATTAAGCGAAACTCTTGTTCTTGTAGAAAAATGTTGGAAGGGTTATGAAAAGAAAGGCATGAAAAAGATGTTTGGTAAGATGTATCCAAACTGTGTCAAAAAGAAAAAAAGTAAGAAACGAAAAAAGAAACGTAAAAACGAAAGTGTTGATTTATATGAAGCAGATCCGAAAAAAGGCACAGGCAAAAAACCTAAAGGTTCTGGTCGAAGGTTATACACAGATGAAAACCCTAGTGATACAGTATCTGTAAAGTTTTCAACAGTGCAAGATATTAAGGACACTCTTTCTAAATCATCTTTCAAATCAAAGTCACATAAAAGACAGTCTCAAATTATTAATTTAATACATCAGAGAGCAAGAGCAGCTTATCAAAATGCCAAAGACCCAAAAGTCAAAGCAAGACTTAAAAAATCTTTTGATTATGCTAAAGAAAGAAAAGAAGCTTCAAAAAGAAAAACACAATCGATGAACAAGGCTAAAAAAGATGAGTAAATACATGAAGGATCCAGAGTATTTATTTTCTATACTTGCAGCAATAGTAAAGAAAAACGATGGATTTTTAAGATTAACTCAAGAAGAAATCGAAGCTGTCAGTAAAAACGATATTATTGGTATGTATTTTGAGCCGGAAACAAATTCAATTGTTTTTAAAAAGGTTGATCCAAAAGATGCTTTAACTGCCTCTAGTATGATAAAAAAGAGGCCCGAAACAACGACATACGATAATTAATTGTATGTATGAATACTCTTGTAAGTTGATTCGAGTTATTGATGGTGATACTGTTGATGCACTTATTGATCTGGGCTTTGATGTCTGGATTAAGAAAAGAATAAGATTATACGGCATTAACACTCCAGAAGTCCGCACTAGAGACATTTGGGAGAAGGAGCAAGGTCTAGCCAGCAAGAAGAGATTAGAAGAGCTTCTAGATAGTGTAGACAACAAATTTATATTAATTTCCAAAGGTGTTGGCAAATACGGAAGATGTCTTGGAGAACTACTTATAGGTGAGTATGGAGAAGTACATATTAATAACTTACTTTTAAGTGAGGGTTTAGCGGAGAAATACGAATGAGTCAAAATGGATGGGATACATATTCCAAATTAGTTTTACAACAACTTGAAACAATGGCAAATGGTATTGAGGCTTTACGAGGTGAACTACAGGATGTAAAAGAGCAGTTGACTGAACTCAAAGCTAAAGAAGATCGTGTGCAAGATTTAAAAATGTGGAAAGATAAAATGGACGACATAGCTTCACCTCCGCAATTAAAGACTGCATTAAAAGAAATTGAAGAGCTTAAAACTTTTAAAACAAAATCAATTGCTATTTTTATGGCTGTTCAAACAATGATGGGTCTTGCTATGGCATGGTCAAAGATGTTTTAGTATGGCAGATATTGAACACCAAAAAAAGCTAATTAGACAAATTATAAAACAACTATCCGGTGAAGTTGATGAAGAAGTAGATTTAGTGCCTGAATATGGCATCGATGGGAATGGTCACATGTTTTGTTTTCAGCCATCAAGTCGATCATTTGTTAAAATTTATAAGAATCAAAATGTATATGTATTAGGTGAATTAGACGAAGGAAAAAAACTATTAATATACACAACATGTGGTAAAATAGTGGAAATTGATACTGATAAAGTATACAAAATGGATTTTAATTAATGTTATTTACATTTAATAAATTTTGGAAAACACTTTTGTTTTTAGGTGGTTCGTGGTTATCATTATCACTCATCGGGTTTGAATTCACGGCTGTCACAATATTGTCACTGATATATTGCTCAAAATTTAGTAACTCAGAGACACTTATATAATTTTAGTCTAATTAAGGTGTGGGCAGCACTAAACACAAAAGAAAATACTATCGTTTTGATGGTGAGAGTTCTAGAACCACTGATTTAGTGTTAGTCAAATGGATTGAAGAAGGTTCAATTAAAATAAGCTCACCAATTAAGGATTATAATAAAGCATTAAGTAAATGCCAATCATATTTACAGAAAGGTATTTGTTCTTGGATGGTTTATTACGATGGATAATAAAGGGCCTTTTGGTTCTGGAATAGCAGAAGAATTTGAGATTGGTGACATTGTTGAATGGTCTAAATGGGACATTGATTTAGAGGAGTGGGTGTCCAGCTATGGTATACTTGTCTCAATGGAAAATAAAGTTGTGGCTGACCGATTGATTTCAATATCCACTATCAAACCTTTAAATGAAAAAGATAATAAATTATTAGAATTATTTACAATATATTTAAAACGAGTGATTACATAATCTTGACAACTAATTAATCTAAACCGGTTATATTATGGATGATACACTTAAAAGTCTAATAAAGCAGTTTATGCCTTTTGCTCAAAAACAGATTGGTTTTGAAAATCCGCCTAGATTATTTTTAAGAAGAGACGGACAGAATGCAAAAAACCCGCTGGGTAAGACTGCATTCTACGACCCTAACAACATGTCTGTGACACTTTACATAACAGGCCGGCATCCAAAAGATATTCTTAGGTCACTTGGTCATGAGCTAGTTCATCATAAACAAAATTGTGATGGCAAATTCAGCGATTCAGATGATATGGGCCCCGGTTATGCTCAGAAAGATCCTCACTTAAGACAAATGGAACAAGAAGCAAATCGTGACGGAAGCATGTGTTTAAGGGATTTTGAAGATATGTTAAAGAAAGAAAACACTATTTATTACGAACATCTACAAAAAGGAGATAAAAAGATGTCTACAAAAGATTGGAAAAACGAAGAGATTCGTAGCCTTTTAGCTGAAGCTTGGGGCTTTAAATTTAATACATTACAGGAATTTGAGGAATTCAATGGACAAGGTGAATTACAAGCAGAGAGTGAAGAAGAAGTTACCGAAGAAGCTGTTGAAGAAAGTACTGAGGAAACTGTTGAAGAATCCGCCGATGAATCAGTAGAAGAATTGGCTAGAGCAACTGGTGGTCATGGTGCCCACAGAGACAGAATGAAGGATCGNAAAGATGCTGCTAAAGCTCGTCGTAAAGATGATGATGAAGAAAAAGTTGAAGAAGCTGATCACGGTGAAGACGATGACAAGGTTGAAGAGTCTGATACTGCTAATGAATTGACCGAAGCAATTGCTGCGGTTCTTCGCAAGCATTTACGAGGCTAATCAAATGTTAGGTAAATACAAAAGTTGAGCTTAAAAAAAGTCGCAACAAATTTATCAAAAAATTATTACTATTATATTCACAAGAGGAACAACCAATGTCATTAGACAAAGCATGGAGAGATTTCTTAACCGAGAGTGTTGATGAAAAAAACATCTATACATATATTCAAGGTCTCCAAGAAATAATTTCCAATCTTAAACCTAGAACTGTAACAGAAAAAAGAAGGTTGCAGCTAGCAAAACAACATCTTAGAGAAGTTAGGAGATTTGCCCGTAAATTGGATAATCGCATTGGTATTCTTGAGGAAAAATTAACAATTTTAGAAGAGTCTACTGGAGATTAAAAAATGGCGAAAGCTAATACTCACCTTACTCATCTTGAAGAATTGGTTCTAACACAGGGAGCGGATGGCTATAAAATGGCCAGAGGCTTCCTTTTAGAGCTTTTAAAGTCTTTGAAGGGTAATACCAGCACTAAGATTCAAACATCCGTCAAATGGGACGGTGCACCTGCTATATTTGCTGGAATTAATCCAGAGAATGGCAAGTTCTTTGTTGGTACTAAATCTATCTTTAATAAAATACCAAAGATTAATTATACGAAAGATGATATAGTAAAAAACCATGGTCATGCACCCGGGCTTGTTGATAAACTCACCAAAGCTTTGGAATATTTGCCGGCATTAAACATTAAAAACATTCTGCAGGGTGATTTCATGTTCGATGATGAAATGATCAGAAGGGCTGAAATTGATGGTGTACCTCACTATAAATTCAAGCCAAACACAATTGTTTATGCTGTGCCTGTTGATTCAAAACTCGGTCAAGAAATAGAACAAGCTAAGTTTGGTATTGTTTTTCACACAACATATGAAAGTTTGGACAGTGGTGCTAGTTTTGGAGCAGATGTATCATCGCTTCGTAGAGCCCCCGGGGTTTGGTTTGACGATGCTTTCTTCACTGATGATACTGGTGTTGTAACTTTAACAGATGATGAAGAAACACAAATTGTTAGTTTGGTTAAACAAGCAGATACTGTTAATGGACAAATAGATTATGACAATTTACCATTTTCTTTATTAAATATTTATATTAATAGTGAGATTAAAGCAGGCAGCTTTCTTGATGACCCAGAAAAATCGTTTGAGGGATTCAATAATTGGTATTCACAAAGGGTTCAAAAAAAGATAGATAAACTTAAAAGTGATAGAGGTAAAGAGTCAGCGAGTCAAAATGCCCAACAAATGTTACAATCTTTTGCCGACAAGAAAAATGATATAGTCAACATTTTTAAGGTTAGTCGCTTGCTATTTGAGGCAAAAAACATTTTTATTCAAAAATATAACAATGCTGTTTATAACACCAAACACTTCGTTGACAACGGTTCAGGTGATCTAGTTGCTAGTAATCCAGAAGGCTATGTAGCAGTCGATCACAAAGGTAACGGAATTAAGTTTGTTGATCGTCTAGAATTTAGTAGAGCCAACTTCGCTGTTGATAAAGGTGGCAAATTTACTGGTGATATCAATGAACAAGAAGAAGACGAATTTGACATCGATAATGAAGACGATGACCCAGTAGTAGATACAGATTATCCAAAGACAGTAGCTGTAGTACCCGGAGCTTTTAAGCCGCCGCATCTTGGACATTTGGATATGGTACGGAAATATTCTGATATCGCAGATGAAGTTAAAGTTTTAATATCTAAACCAACTGTTAAAGCTAGAACATTACCTAATGGTCGAGAAGTAACAGCCAAGGATTCACTCAAAATCTGGAATGTATTAGCATCAAATCTACCAAATGTAGATATAGAAATTTCATCACATGCATCTCCTATTAATGCTGCATATGAATATGTGGGTGATGAAGGACCGCTGAATGTTGGTGATAAAGTTATTCTCGGCTGTAGTAACAAAGGTGGTGATTGTAAACGATGGACTGGAGCAGAAAAATACATCAAAAAAGGTGTTGAATTGGTACCAGTGACCGGAGTTGAACCAACTGTCCGAACTAGCGGAGAAGCATTTAGTGCTACTGATTTTCGTAGTGCACTTGGAAATCCAGAAAATAAAGCAGAAATAGCTGAATTTGTCGGTGATGAAAATGTGGAATCTGTTTTAAATATACTTGGACTGTCGAATATGGGCGAGATGTCATCAATGTCAGGAGGTGCAGTAGCAGGATACTCAGCCCCTTTGGGATATGGGTCGGTTAAAAGACCCAAAAAGAAAAAGAAAACAAATGAATATATGGATTTAAGTTTGATTGATGAAGTTATCGAACTAATTATGAAAAGAGGCATTACCCAATGAACCCAAATGAAGAGAAAACTCTCAGAGAAAGTATAAGACTTGCGATTCGTGCTGTCAAGCAGAAACGTCAAAATATTGTAAATGAACAAGAACAAAAATTACGAGAAATTATTCGTGGTTTCATGACACTAGAAGAATCCCAAATCAAAGAAGGAACTCCTGATGTAGATCCAACTCCAAATAAATCTACTGGCATTAATGTATTAGAACAATTGCTTAAGAAAATTGTACCAATCCTAGAAGAAGATTATAAGTCTTTGACGACTAATAAAAATCAAAGAGATTCATATCGAGCACACATTGTAAATGCTGTTGAGAACTCATTAACACCAGCAATTATGAACAATGAAGCCGGCGATGAAGAAGATGGTGATCTTGAAGAAGTTGTGGATATCAAAGTTGGCGGAGAAATGGATGATGATAAATTCATTGATATTAGAAGCCCGGCTGAAATAGCTGCAGATTCAGCAGACGATACAGATCCTAGAGATGAATTTGGTAAAAATATTGATGGTGATGAAACCGGTCGAAATATGGCATATGAGTCATACAAAAAAATTGAAACAAATGTAATCGATTCATATGAACTGCTTTCGGATGCTGAAGATCAAGAACTATTTTACGATTACTTAATTGCAAATCTTAAAATGTACTTTAACAAATTTGAAGAAGAGTTGTCACCAGATGTTCCAGAGCCAACAAATCAAGCTTATGATATGGCTCAAAAAGATAAAGATGTACAGACCCAAGAGCCCGGTGAAGCACCTGAAACTGATGATCTTGAACTTGATATATAATTTTTTAAATAAAATACTTGACAAGTTTGAATATTAGGGTTACACTTTGTTTGTGACAATCACTTGCTAGCACTGTGACTATCACATATATAATTTATGAAATTAAATACACTATCAGGTATATCAACTATCACTAAATTAAAAGATCATAATAAAATTAATGATCAGTTATTAACCTGCATTAACAGTTTAAAATTAGAAGATCTGATAGCTATTAAATTAGAATTATCATCACAGCATGTTAATAATAGATTATACGGCCTTGACATCTGGCGAAGAACACCTTACATTGTTAGAGATGGAATACTAAAGTTTTCTCTTTCAGTTGCAAAATCAAAAAAAGATGCTGCCAGATTCTTAGGGCTAACATATGTCGAATACATGCGACATCTTAAAGATTTTAATACTAGAGAATATTTTGAGGACAAAGAAAATGTTTAGATTATTACCACTCGTCACAGCAATTGCCTGCGGCCCCAGCAAATTAGAAACGACAGAAAATAGAGATACACAAACATCTGAACCACTGCCGATTCCTACAGAATTTGGAGTTATATCCGCTCCTGATTGCAGTCAGGCTGGTCCGGGCGATTATGCATGCAATGTGGTGCTTTATGACCAAGATAAAATTCCATGGCAACTTTATCAACACAGAGGTAAAGTGGTTGTTTTAGATTTTTCAGCTAGTTGGTGTCCGCCATGTCAGAACTCTGGCATGTTTGTACAACCCATACAAGATGATTATGAAGATGATGTTATATTTGCCACACTTTTAATTGATGGGTATACTTTGGGTGTAGAGCCCACAGATGATGAAATAGCTGATTGGGTTGACAGTCACAATATTACTACTGCTCCAGTTTTGTATGCTAGCAGAGATTTAGTATTTGATCCAACTGGAACTGGCATCGAAGGATATGTCATTGAAGGTTTCCCTACTTATATATATATCGGTCGAGACGGTGTAATAGCTGAAGGTCATACTGGTTTTAGTGAGACATATGTTAGAACTATCATTGAAAGGTTAAGATAATGTGGAAAGTATATAAATATAATGGAGATTACATCCAAGGTGAGCTTGTAAGCAAGCATTCTTCTGAAAATGCTGCACTCAAGGCGGCCAAAAAAAGCATTGGTTATACTTTTTGTGAAAAAAAGAAAGTTAATAAAGAAATAAGAATTTGGCTTGATGGTGTAAATTATGCACCATTGGGTGTAATTATAAAAAACACAAGGGGATGATTAGGCTTCGACAGGGCAACAAAGAGGAATAGTGCAAGCAGGTTAGATACGACCTTGACAGTTCAAACAATTTAGTTGCAAACAACAACTTACACTTCGACGAAGCCGCTCGTTTAGCTGCTTAATCGGGAGGCTGATTAGAGCCTTCTATCCAATCTAATCAATACAACAGACAAGTTGTAAAAATCAAAAAACTCAATGCAACAAGATGGTAAGCATTGTTTTATAGCCATCTATCTTTGTCAGTTTGGTAAAGAAACTGGATAAGCTTGTGAATGACTACAATTGGATGTGTTCTGGACCCGGGTTCGATTCCCGGCATCTCCACCATTTTAAAACATAACTACTTATAGTGATACAAGGAGTATTATGTTTAATCTATTTAAGAAAAAAACCATTCAAAAAGAAAAAATTGAAAATCATTTCATAAATGACAAGATGGAAAAATCACTATGGGATATAAAAGAAGTATACGATCTTGAAACTGAAGAAGTTGAAAGAGTGGTAATTGAAAAAAGAAATTTTGAATTGTTAAGAAATGAAATAAAATAAGCACCATATATAATATGGTGTATGGAAGATCTTAATAGAATTGAAGTCGGCGATATAGTAAGAGAAGTCAACTATATCGCCTATTTTAATGCACCAAGAAAAGCACAAGTTGGGATAGTAATAAAAATATATGACTCAAAAAGCGACCCATGGAAATCATATTCACAAACACTGGCTAAAATTTATTGGTTTAAAAGTAAAAAATATGAAGTAATTCCCATCTATTTATTGACTCATTATGATCAGAAATTATCGGGGTATCAATGTGAAAAAATATAGAATTGATGACATTGTGTATTATGAGCCATTTAAAGATGATGACACAATAAAATCAGAAATTTTAAAAAACATTTCAAAAAAATCTGTTATACTTGAAATATATGACACCAAAAATAATAGATATGAATTTTATGATTATAAAATTTGTATAATTGATTCTGGTGAAATTAAAAAAGTTAAAGAAAAATATCTAACACTTAAGGAGTAGAAATGTCTGATGACAGCAAACCAACAGTTATGGTTTCTGGCGGGTTCGATCCAGTCCATGTAGGTCACATTCGTATGATTTTAGAAGCATCTAAATATGGAGATGTAATCGTTATTGCAAATACTGATAATTGGTTGCATAGAAAAAAAGGCTTTGTCTTTATGGAGTGGGATCGCCGAGCAGAAATTCTTAATGCTTTGAAGGGAGTCATATTAGTTGATTCAGTAGACGATTCTGATGGTACGGTCTGTGAAGCGATTAGACGACTTAAGCCAACCTACTTTGCCAACGGCGGCGACAGAGGAAGGCACAACACTCCTGAACAGCAAGTTTGTGAAGAAATGGGAATAGAAATGTTGTGGGGCATTGGAGGTGATTACAAAGCCGATGCATCAAGTGATCTTGTTGACAGGTTCAGAAAACACAGAAATTCTGACCATGAGCTTAAAAACAATATGGGAAATAAACCCTCCGGTCGTTAACAAATTTGACTAAGAATATAATATACTAGTTAAAATATGGGACATTCTTCAGTAAATACCAATATTAAAACCCTTAAACTCGACATCTCTTACAGGCCAATTGAAATAGTTGATGCGGTGGATGCATTAGTATTGTGTCTAATTGGTAAAGCACAAGCAATTGAAAATTACAAAAAAGAAATAAGTTCCGTCAGCGATAGTTTTAAGCTGCCTGCCGTTATTGTTTTAAAAAGATTTGTTAAATTTCATTTTAAAATTGTCTCTGCACACCGTCGAGAAATTATTTTAAGAGACAATAATCAATGTCAATATTGTAGCATTGAACTACCAAGCGATAAACTCACTCTTGATCATATTGTACCAAAAAGTAAGGGTGGTAAAAACACTTGGGATAATTTAGTTGCTGCATGTAAGAAATGCAATCAAAAAAAAGGAAATAGGACACCTGAGCAAGCTAATATGAAATTAATTTGTAAACCCGTAAAACCAAAATATAATATTCTTCGTTCTGTAGGTAAAAATCAAGTATCAGAATTGTGGAAAAACTATCTCTGGGAATCTAATGAGAAATAAAAGTATGATTTGTTATTTATCTGAAATTGGTCACGGTAATTTTTATTACCCAACTGACATCAAAGCTGTATTAAATGATTTATGTGAATGCGAACCAATGAATTACCTTGGCGGTTCATCAAGAAATTTAAAAGCAGTGAAAGTGAAAAGCAGTTGTTTAGTGCCTTTAGAATTAAACGATAGCTTTGTAAATAAAAATTTAAACAGTTACTCAATTGTTTGGGTTAAAATTTGACAATCAAATTATAGCATGTTATTATAGTTTATATTGCCCCTTAGCTCAGTTGGTAGAGCAAGCGACTGTTAATCGCTGGGTCCGCGGTTCAANCCCGCGAGGGGCAGCCATTAAACATAGGAGAAAACATGTCTGTTTTAAAAAGACTACAATCACTTAATTTATCAGATGACTCAATCATTACACTTATCCGTGAAGAAGGGACTGATGTATTCGTACATAATGAGACAGAAGTAGAAGATGCGATCAATGAAACTACCGTAGTTGAAGATTTCGCATCTTTAATTTCTAACACAGAACTTGATGCTAGAAATAGATGGAGTGGAAACATTATTGAACATCTAAGAGAAAATGACTTTCTTGATGATTATGAAAGAGGTACGAATGCCTTTGAAGATTATCTTGCAGAAACATTATCAGAAAACTTTTATGATGTTGATTTAATTGAGTATTCTACAGAAAAATATGATCACAAACGAGGATTTACAACCTTAACTGCTCAAGTGGAAGTTCCATTTTCTAATTTTGCGGAAGTCAATCCATTCGTAAGTGGTTGGACCGTATCGGTTCAAACTGATAACGGTACACTCACATTTGATGCATAATGATTAACTGTTTAGAAAGCCCAGCCTATATAATTAAGGAGGGTACGGTTATGAACTGTTGTGATAAATGTGAATGTTCAACATCTTGCAATTGCGAATGTTGTTGCAGTTAGTGCTGTTCTGCTCACTTATTAGCAGAAGGTGGCTGCCGATCCTACGTAGGCAGAGGTTTCCGGTTTCCTAAGTCCTAGGCAAAAAACCGGGTTTTATATTGGGGTGAAGTGCCACTGGAAGGTACACCGGGCTGTTACCCCGGCCGCTGTTGGTTCAAGTCCAACCGCCCCAGTTTTTTTGTAATCGCATAATTACTATGTGGAAACTGTTGCAGAATTATTAATATTAGCCATGTCAATGTTTTTAGCAGCTTTTTTCTGTTTTAGAGTTTTGTTATTACCTGATAACATTGAAAGAACAATTAATAAAATTGACGAAGTGGAACACACAATTCAAGAACAAAAATAAAATAAGCCTGCATAGCTCAATTGGTAGAGCAACGGTTTTGTAAACCGTAGGTTGTGGGTTCAAGTCCCTCTGCAGGCACCACTTGTAATATTATTAAACATACTTTCAAATGCTGATACTATATAATGTATAGAAGGCAGGTATGTCGAAAAAGAAAAATTATGTGTTAGATACTAGTGTTTATCTAACAGATGCAGATGCTATATACAAGTTTGATAATCATGATATTTTTATCCCTCTTAAAGTTCTAGAAGAGGTCGATAATCACAAGAAAAGACAAGACTCAGTTGGCTCTAATGCAAGACAATTTATTCGCACTCTTGATGAACTCAGAGCTAAAGGTTCACTTGAAAACGGTGTAAGAATTGAAAAAGGAATGGGTATTATAAAAGTAATATCTTATTCAAATCTAAACAATATAATTTTTCCACCAGATTTGGACATGAGACTGCCAGATCACACTATAATCGCTACTGCTAAAACCATTCAAGCAACTTTGCCAGATAGAAAAACAATAATGGTAAGTCGTGACATCAATATGAGAGTGATATGTGACTCTATTGGAATCCCGGCTGAGGATTTTATTTCCGAAAAAGCTGTTAGAACATCCGAGGAGTTATACAACGGGTTTGTAATACATTCTGTTGATGATCAGATAGTTGATCAGTACTATGCTGGAGAAGATGTTTTTATCGAAGAGGATGACTTTAAAGAACCTTGGTACCCTAATCAATATGTCATGTTAGTTTCCAATGCAAATGAGAAAAAGTCTGCTCTCGCAAGATATAAGAATTCTTTTGAGCCCCTGCAGCAAGTTATCAATAAGGACATTCATGATTGGAACATTAATGCCAGAAACAAAGAGCAAGCATTTGCCATTGATTTACTTTTGAACCCTGATATTAAAATTGTGTCTTTAATTGGCCGTGCTGGCTCAGGAAAGACTTTAATGGCAATCGCTGCAGGGTTACAACAAACTATAGGCTTGCGAGGCGAGAACAACCATTATGACCGAATGATAGTATCTCGACCGGTTCAACCATTAGGTAAAGATATTGGCTTCTTGCCGGGCACTATGGAAGAAAAGATGCTACCATGGTTAATGCCAATTCAAGATAATCTTAAATTTTTGATGGGTGATAGAACATCACTTGAAATGTATATGGAAAAAGGTAAGATCGAATTAGAAGCTTTAACATATATAAGAGGACGATCGATTGCTAATGCATTTATTGTTATTGATGAGGCACAAAACCTAACTAAACATGAAGTTAAAACAATTATCACTCGCATTGGAGAGGGCACCAAAATCATACTTACTGGTGATATTGAACAAATTGATAATGTTTATGTTAATGAAACATCTAACGGACTAGCTCATGCTATTGAAAAGTTTAAAGAGTATCCAATAGCTGGTCATGTTACATTTAGAAAAGGTGAGCGATCAGAACTCGCTACACTAGCTTCAAAAGTATTGTAAAATAACATTTTACATGTTATAATAGTTTTATAGGAGATATAACTATGAGCAACAAAAAACAACAAACAACCGCCATTACAGAAGAACAAGCCCACTTAAATCCTGTGTTGGCCATGACGGTTGAAAAAGATTCAGAACTAAAAAGTTATTTAGTTGATTATGTGGGTACAAAATTTGATCAAGAAAATGTAACTGTGAATATGGTTGCAGAAATTTTAGCAACTGAATTTCCAGATTTTATGTATGCTATGGCAGAAGAAAATTTTCTCAGAGGATATCAACTTGGCCTAAATGATGCAATAAATGGTTTTACTGAATTAGAAGATGAAGACTTACATACAACAAAGACAACAAAAACTTCGTGAATCGCAGACAAATTTTTACACCCCGTCTGGGATTCATGTTTATGTAAAAGAACCTGTAAATCAAACCGTTGTTAGTCGGGCTCTAAATATGTTAGAGGAAAGAGTACCGATCCATATACTATCTGAAATAGAAATGATTATATTTGGTTGGTTTGCTGAATTTGATGAGCGAGGCTTACAAGCATATTTTGATGGTGGAACAATTTTTGTATCTAATCTTTTTGATGATGAGAAAGAATTATTTGAAACTTTGATTCACGAAACAGCACATGCAGTTGAAGCAACATATGGCTATGAAATTTACGGCGATGATAAAATAAAGCAAGAATTTATCAGAAAAAGACAGTACCTTCACGATATTTTATGGAAAGAAGGCTACAAAATGCCAATATCTGTTTTTCTTGACACAGAATACGACCAAGAATTTGATGAAATGCTGTATCAAAAAATTGGTTATGGCAAACTGGATGGCTATGCTGCTGGCATTTTTATTACATCATATGGTGCTACTTCTCTAAGAGAATACTTTGCAACCGCATTTGATGATTACTTTATGAATCCTAATCACTCATTTTTAAAAAAGATTAGTCCTGCAGTTTATGAAAAAATAAATTTAGTTTTAAGTGAAGAAGAACTTGACATTTGATTTCAAATGGTTATAATATAACTTAATATTGGAATAAATATGAAACACATCTCCTATTCTGAGTTAAAAGACTGGGCTCATTGTCCTTTCTATCACAAGCTTACACGAATTGATGGAATCGACGGTTTCACAGGAAATGAATATACTGCTTTCGGTTCTGCTATTCATTCTGTGTGTGAGAAAAAATTACTGAATGAAGAAGTGGAGGAAGATTTTTTTGTCCGTGAATTAAAAAAGAATATTTCTGAACTTGATGATGAAGTAGATTTAAAAACTATCCATCAGATGATGAAACAGGGTAATAAAATCATTCCTGAAATTGATGATGCATTGTCNGATTACTTTGAGGAATACGAAGTGNTGGCCGTCGAATTACCGCTATATGAGCCTATGGAAAATGAAAATTTTCGTTTTAAAGGTTACATTGATGCAGTTGTTGCTACCCCAGACGGTAAAGTGCATATTTTCGACTGGAAGACTTGTTCATGGGGCTGGGACTCACGAAAGCGGAGTGACAAAATGGTTACTTATCAATTGACTTTGTATAAACACTTTTTCTGCCAGAAGATGTCAATTGAACCAAAAAATGTAGAAACTCACTTTGCTCTGCTTAAAAGAACAGCTAAAAATAATCATGTAGAATTTTTTAGAGTTACAAGTGGNTCAAAAAAGACTGAAAATGCACTTAAACTTTTAAATACTGCAATATACAATATTGAAAATGAAAGGTATATTAAGAATCGCCTTTCGTGCACATCCGGNTACGGATGCAAATTTTATAAGACAGAACACTGTCCATGAGGAATAAATGAAAAAAACTAAAATTCTTACCATATCTGACCACCCTCTTTCACCTTCAGGGGTAGGAACACAAACAAGATATTTTATTGAAGCACTTTTAAAAACTGGTAGATATCAGTTTGTTTGTCTTGGTGGGGCAATTAAGCACAACGACTACACTCCTGTAAATGTTGATCCCCATGGGGAAGATTGGAGAATTATTCCAGTCGATACCTATGGAACACCTGATATTATTCGGTCTATTTTGCAAAATGAACGACCGGATGTCTTGTGGTTTATGACGGATCCGCGGTTTTACGAGTGGTTGTGGGAAATGGACAATGAAATTAGATCACTTGTGCCAATGGTTTATTATCATGTGTGGGATAACTTCCCAGCACCTGAGTTTAACGGTAAGTGGTATCGCTCAACCGACGAAATTGTAGCAATTTCAAAAGTGACATATGGTTGTGTTAAAGAAGTAGTACCTGAAGCTTCTCTAAATTATATCCCACATGCAGTTCCAACACAATTTTTNCACCCTGCCACAAGTAACGATGAAAAAAGCAAAGCTTCAACTTTAAGACATAATATAATTAATACATCCACCGAGTTCAATAATCCAAAAAAGAAGATATTTTTCTGGAACAGTAGAAATGCAAGAAGAAAGCTAAGTGGTACACTTATTTGGTGGTTTAAAGAATTACTAGATGAAATCGGACATGATAAAGCCTCGCTACTCATGCATACAGATGCTAGAGATCAGCATGGCCAAGACTTGCCTCATATTATGGAGAGATTGGGCTTAACCGATGGTCAAGTGTTGCTATCAACGAATAAAGTTAGTCCAGAAGAGTTGGCACACATGTATCGTGCAGCGGACTACACTATTGGCATTAGCGATGCTGAAGGTTTTGGTTTGTCAACTCTTGAATCATTGACATGCGGAACTCCAATTATTGCAAACATGACAGGTGGCCTTCAAGAACAGGTAACTGATGGTACAAACTGGTTTGGTTGGGGCATTGAGCCTGTAAGTAAAACTGTTATTGGCTCTTTACAAGTGCCATATATCTATGAAGATAGAATCTCACAAAAAGATTTTAATGCAACAATGAAAAAAGCAATAAAATTAAGCAAACCAAAATACCAAAAGCTTTCAAAGATGTGCTTGCAGCATGTTAAGGATAATTATAGCTTTGAAAAATTTGAACAATCTTGGATTAATTTAATCGATGAAATTGTAGAGAAACATGGTTCTTGGGAAACTAGAAAAAATTATGATCGTTGGACACTATTGGAGGTGGCATAATGCTTCAGAAAATAATTTTAACAGCACCAGTGCTGACTCGCTCAGGTTATGGCGAACAATCAAGATTTGCCTTAAGAGCACTCAGGTCACGACCTGATTTATTTGATATTTATATTCATCCTTTAGAATGGGGTAAAACTTCTTGGCTTAGTGAAGATAATGAGGAAAGAAAATGGATTGATCAAACAATCCAAAAAACAATTGATTTTCTTCAAGTAAATAACAGTGCAGATAATAACTTGTTTGATGTATCACTACAGGTCACTATTCCAAATGAGTGGCAAGATATTGCTAAGCATAATGTTGGTTATACTGCTGGTATTGAAACAACAAAGGTGGCACACGAGTGGTTACTAAAAGGTAACGAAATGGACAGTATTATTGTTGTTTCTGATCATTCTAAGAATGTGTATAGAAATACAGTCTATGATGCACACAATCAACAAACAGGCGAAGATATTACATTATCATTGAGCACTCAAGTTTCTACAGTCAATTACCCTGTAAAAACATATGATAATTTAGAAGCTCTTGAGCTTAACTTAAAACATGATTTTAATTTTGTTACCGTTGCACAGATGGGCCCAAGAAAAAACATTGATAATACCATTAATTGGTTTTTACAAGAGTTTCACGATGATGAAGTTGGATTAGTGGTAAAGACAAATGTTGCTAAAAATTGTCAACTTGATAAAGAAATAGTCCACGGCTCGTTGATCAGGCTTATTAGGGCTCATGATGCTACTAATGAAAACAGAAAATGTAAACTTTATTTGCTTCATGGTGACTTAACAGATCAAGAAATGCACGAACTATATTTGAACCCAAAAATTAAAGCGACCCTTTGTTTAACACACGGTGAAGGATTTGGTTTACCAATGTTTGAATCAGCTTACATGGGTATTCCAGTTGTTGCTACGGATTGGTCCGGTCAGCTAGATTTTCTCTGTGATGCAGAAAAAAGAACAAAATTTTACAATGTTGGCTTTGATTTACAGCCAGTTCCTGATGAAATATTATGGGATGGTGTGATTGTAAAAGGTTCCATGTGGGCAGTGCCAAGAGAAAACTCTGCAAAGTATAACATGAGGCTATGCTATGATGAAGTTACCGATGGAACTAACACTGCTTGCGAATATTCAAAAGAACTTTGTGAGAGGTTTTCAGAAGACAAGATGTATGCAGCTTTTATTGAAGCTATGAATTTGCCAATTGTACAAACTCCAGAATCAGAATTGGTAGAATTTGAATGAGTAAGTTAGTTTATGTCAGCGATTTTTTTGTTGAGCACATCGCCGGCGGTGCTGAGATAAACGATTCTATATTATTAGAGAATCTATCAAAAGATATAAAAGTAGTCAAGTTTTTATCTCGTGAATTTACTAGCAAACATGTAAATTTATATCTTAAAAGTGGCTTTAAGTTTCTAATATCAAATTTTGCTACTCTTGATGTTAGTACAATGCAGGAGTTAGTAAATAATCCCAAGTGTTATTCTATAATCGAACACGACCACAAGTATTTAAAACATAGAAATCCATCAATATATAAAGACATGCTTGCACCACCGCAGGATATTATAAATAGAATATTGTATGCTAATGCCGCTTGTGTATTCGCACAGTCTAATATACACAAACAAGTTATTCAAAGAAACTTAAAAATTTCTAATGTTATAAATCTTGGTATGAGTTTGTGGTCAGATGAACAATTATCAATAATTGAAGAAAACTACAGCGATGTAAAAAAACCGGGCTGTTCTATAGTGAACAGTCAAAATCCAACTAAAAATACAGCAGGAACAATTCAGTTCTGTGAAACCAATAATATTGAATATAATTTAATTGGTTCTCCCTCTTACGAGGAGTTTATAAAACAACTGTCTGAATATGAAAGATATGTTTACATGCCAATTGTTCTTGAAACCTTTAATAGAGTTATAATTGAAGCTAGAATGTTGGGATGCAAAATCTCATCTACTAATTTAAATGGATGCTTTTCTGAAGATTGGTTTTCAAAGTACAAGGGTAAAGAATTAATTGAGTATGTCCGACAGCAGCGACAAAGAGTTGTTAATGAAGTTTCTAGCGGTATATTTGACGATTCAGATACCAAAGAAAAGTCAGACATTACAGTTATTTTAAACGGGTACAGAAGACCATATAATCTTAAAATGCAAGTTGATGCATTAAGAAGCCAAACAAATCCTCCAAAGCAAATTTGGCTGTGGATTAATGATCATGAAGACAATCATGGTTTTGATTTTGAATCTATTGGAGTAGATAGAATATTTCACAATGACTATAATTGGAAGTTCTATGGCCGCTTTGCTGCAGCACTTTTAGCAGACACCGAGTATATTGCAATCTATGATGATGATACAGTGCCCGGCAAAAGGTGGCATGAAAATTGTTTAAAAACTATGGGTACCCACGAGGGTATTCTTGGTTCAGCCGGCATCATACTCAATGGTTCACGATATGTGCAACACGACAGGTGCGGCTGGCCAACACAAAATTCAACCACAACTGAAGTTGATTTAGTTGGCCATGCTTGGTTTTTTAAACGAGAGTGGTTACGATATCTCTGGCAAGAAAAACCTGTCACTTGGGATAATGGAGAAGATATCCAGTTTGCTTTTATGGCAAAAATCCATGGGGGTATACCAACATATTGTCCGCCACATCCGCCCGAAGATATTGATTTGCATGGTTCTATACTTGGGAATGAATTAGGTATAGACAATAAAGCAACATCAACCAATTCTGCTGTTTCGCATCAACAATTTTTCTCCGAAAGAGATATGTGTGTGCAAACAGGACTACAAAAAGGCTGGAAAACAGTCAATAATATAACATTATGATACTGATTAGTTTTGGAACTCGACCTGAGTTTATTAAAATAAAACCTCTTATCGAGGCATTTAAAGATAGGATACCTTTCAAGTTACTTTTTACCGGTCAACATGTTGATTTNTTGTCCGATGTAGAGGGTGACATTCACAAGCTGACGATTGAAGATGGTTCAAATAGGCTTGATTCGATTGTTTCCTCGATGATGAACAACGATACTATTTTTGAAGGTGTGGAGGCAGTGTTGGTTCAGGGTGATACAACATCAGTTTTTGCTGTTGCATTGGCTGCATTTCATAGAAGAATAAAAATTATACACCTTGAGGCTGGATTAAGAACATTCAACAAATATCATCCATACCCTGAAGAGTTTAATCGTCGTGCTGTCTCTGTCATGGCTGATATCCATCTATCACCAACAGAACTTTGCACTGAAAACCTTAATAAAGAAAGGGTCGATGGAAAGATTTTTACGGTTGGCAATACTGTGCTGGATAATTTGGTAGATATACAACCCGAATACACAAACAAAGTTGTCATTACAATGCACCGAAGAGAAAACCATCACATTATACCAGAATGGTTTGCTGCATTTGATAGACTTGCACTTGAAAATCCACAGTATGAATTTATTATTCCTTTGCACCCTAATCCGAATGTTCAAAAGCACAAAGACTTGTTAAAGCATGTCAAAGTTGTTGAGCCTATGCAATATGCAGAGTTTATTAAGTTACTATCACAAGCTCGTTTAGTTATTACAGATAGTGGCGGACTGCAGGAAGAATCGTCGTTCTTTAAGAAAAAGTGTATAGTTTGTAGGCAGGCTACAGAAAGGGTTGAAGGTATGGGAACATTTGCATTTATGTCATCACCAGATAGAGTAGAGAACGATTTTTATTCTATGATTGATGACTATATTCCCGATGATACATGTCCTTATGGAGATGGACACAGTGCAGAAAGAATCACAAATATTCTTTTAGAGGAATTATGAAAGACTTTACCAATGCCTTCAATACTCTGCTGCACAAGTTAGAAAATAAAGAAAATTTTGCTTTTACTCGGTTTTCTGATGGTGAACTTTTTATCTTGCAAAATAAAACAGTTATATTAGCTGAGGACCATTATGTAACCGGTGATGTTAAGGGGTCTAATGTTTACACTAAAGAAGAGCAAAAGGAATTCTTACCTGAACAACATGGTTTTTTTCGTGATAAGCTAATGGAATGTTATCTTCACAATCAAGATAATTTTTACAAAGGTATATGCACTGGAACTGATCCGCATGTTGGAAATGAAAATTTTAAATGGATGATAGAAAAGCACGGTGGTGATCATGATAACTTAACATTTTCTAATCTTTTAATAAATGCAAATTATAAAAGATTCATTGAAGAAATGGTGCCCATGTTGGTTGACAGAAATGTAATTTATGTTGCAAATGAGAATGCAAATATACTAAAACTACCGTTTGATGTAGAAAAGCATTTCACTGTTGGTTCAAATTGTATGATAAATGATTATAACTTAGCTGAAGAAATAAAAAAATATATTGACGATAACAACCTGAAAGATTATATTGTTCTATGTTCTGCTGCTAGTTTAAGCAATGTCGTGACTTACGAGTGTTTTAAAGATAATCCAAATAATACATTTCTTGATGTTGGAAGCTGTTTAAATCCATTGCTAGATCTAGAAGGGTGGAAATACACCAGAGGTTACCTAACCAGCTATTGGCTTAATTCTAATAGCCCATTTGGTACACAGGTAGATGTATGGCAGAGTACAAATTAGTAAATAACAACCCTTCTTACTGGGAATTTATTCGTGAGCTAAGGACCATGGAAGGTGTTCGAGAAGGATTTATTTCACAAACTGAAATTACTCCTATTGAGCAAGCTACTTATATGCTAAAATATAATTCTAACTATTGGATATGTTTGGATGACAAAACTCCTGCAGGTTATGTTGGAGTAATAGACGATGATATTAGGGTAGCAACTCACCCAGACTATCAAGGCAAAGGTGTTGGAACATTTATGATTAATGAAATTATGAAACTAATACCAACAGCGATAGCAAGAGTTAAATTAAACAATGAAGCCAGTGTAAAACTATTTGAAAGATGTGGCTTTAAAAAGAAATACTATATTTTGGAAAGAGATAATGAGACATAACCCATATAAAATTGTAAAAATGTTTGAAGAGACCGTAGCCGACTATTGCGGCTCTAAGTATGCAGTATCGACTGACAATTGCACTGATGCTCTTCTTTTATGTTGTGAGTACTTGGGGGTCAAGGAAGTTGTAATACCCGCTAGAACATACCTGTCGGTCCCGCAATCTATCATGCATGCCGGCGGCACTGTAAAGTTTAAAGACTACAGGTGGAAAGGCATATATCAACTTGAGCCATATCCAATTTATGATGCAGCTAAAAGATTTACAAGTGATATGTATATTCCCGACTCTTTTATGTGTTTATCGTTCCATATCAAAAAGCATTTGAAGATTGGAAAGGGCGGTATGATTCTTACCGACGATGCTGATGCTGCAGCATGGTTTAGAAAAGGTCGCTATGAAGGCCGCGGCGAAGTTATGTATCATGAAGACAACATACAGATTAACGGATGGAATGCATACATGACTCCTGAGCAAGCAGCCCGTGGTTTGATGTTAATGCAAAACTACCCAGATCATATGGAAGACTTGCCCGAAGAACCATTCTACAGAGATTTAAGAGAATTTGACTTGTTTAAGGATGTAGAGGTGATAGAATGAAGATCGCACTGTGCTTACATGGCTACTTTGCTAATGCAGAGGGGTATGAAGAATCTATTGAGGCTCACAAATACTTAAAAAGAAAAGTACTTGATGGCAATGATGTAGATGTTTTTATACACAGTTGGGATCTTGAAAACGAAAAAAAAGTATTGTCATTGTACAATCCAAAAAAGTATAATTTTGAAAAGCAATTAGATTTTAAAGAAGAATTAGAAAAAATTAATATTGACAATGAGGAATATAAAAGTTCGTATGGCAATACCATATTTAGAACATTGAGTTTTTTGTATTCAAGAATGATGGCCGTGAAAATTAAAAGTGATTATGAAGAAGAAAAAAAATTCAAATATGATTGTGTAATATTAGCAAGATTTGATATTTCAAGAAGGGGTCTTAAACATCATCAAACATTTTATGTAACAAAAATGAACTTTAATCCAAATTTTGACATGCAATATGTATACTCTGCTTTCTGGCCTCAATTAAATCATGGATATGCCGACCACTGGTTCTACTCATGTTCTGAAAACATTGACACTGTTGCAAATTTATATTATGATGTCTTTGAACATTATCAANCAAATAGCGATTATGAAAAAGCTGTATTAAACGGATGGCCTGAAAGCTGTAAATATCATCAAGATACCAATGAATTTTTAAAACCTGAAAAATACAGATCTAAAGAACTTAAATGTTGGACTAAAGATAGACTTATAGATAACCATAAGCTTTATAAATGGCATTTTATGAAAACCGGTTTGCATCAAAAGTCTAAATTTGTTGATATTACAACTGATACTGATAACCCAAGGCTTATGAACTAATCTATGAACAAAGAAACCGCTATTATTATGTACAGTCACAGCAGTTACTCTGATGTATGGGGTATGTTTATGGGACAAATTGATAAGTATTTTTCTAATGATGTAAAAAAATATGCATTTGTTGATGATGATAAGGGTCTTATTGACAATAATTGGAACATAGTTTTGTATGATGATTCTATGTCGTATGATGTTAGATTTAGCACATGTTTAGAAAGTGTAAAAGAGCAGTATTGTATCTTTCATCATGAAGATATGCCCTTAATAACTAAGCCTAATATTGAAGAATTGGAACGGTGCCACGGAATATTAAAAAACGAACCAGAGTTAGATTATATAAAGCTGATTAAGGGTGGAGAAATTAGAGATATACCGTATAAAGAATACAACAACTTATATGATATACCACACAATTCTGCATGCATATTTGCCGTACAGCCGACCATATGGAAAACTGATAAATTAAAAATTGTTTACAACAATACAAAAACAAATCACATTAGAGAATTTGAACCCAAAAGTCAAACTACTTGTGTTGAAAATTCGATACATGGAGCTTATTATTTCAATTCTGAAGTTGATTTAAAAAGAGGTGGCACTCATTATGATTCATCAATTTATCCATATGTTGCCACGGCCATAGTAAAGGGAAGATGGAATTTAGCTGAGTATTATGTTGAAATATCAAACTTGGCAAGAGAATATAAAGTTAATCTTGGAGATAGATAATGATTAAATTAGTGATATTAGATGTCGATGGTGTAATGACAGATGGTCGAAAATACTATGATCACACTGGCATGCCCGTTGCAAAGACATACTGTGACAAAGATTTTACCGCTATTAAAAGACTCCGCGGAGCAGGAGTAAAGGTTTGTATTCTCTCCGGAGATGATTTTGTCAACAAAGCGATGGCCCATAATAGAAATATAGATTTTTATTCTGCTAGAGGTAAAGATAAGGCTGCTTTTGTACCTCGTTTTATTTACAATTATGATGTTGATGCGAAAGACATGGCATACATCGGCGATGACTTATTTGATAAAAGTGTAATGGAAGCTGTTGGTCATGCATTCTGTCCAGCAGATGCCTGTGCAGACATTATTGAGTTGTGCGGCCCCTCAAATACATTGCCACAAAATGGTGGCTGCAATGTGGTTGCTGGCATGGTCGATACGATGTTAAAGAGAGGCTTGATACCAGATGCCACAATGAAACAAATTGAAGAGTTAGATAAAAACGAGAGGTTTTAGTGAGCTTTGATTTAACAGTCTACGGTAATCTAATATTAGATAATACATTCTGTGTAGAACAATATGCTCATGAAGAATCAAATATTTGTACAGCCCGGCACATGTCTCCGGGTGCTTCTGCAAATGTGGTGAGTGCAATTAGCAGGCTTGATTCTGCTTTGAATGTTAACCTTAGTTCAATAATTGGCGATGACACTGCCGGCAGGTATATAGAGAAATGGTTTTTAAACTTTAAAAAACTCAACCCAATTAACTTAAATTTAAATTTAGAAAAAACTAACCAAAACACATCCGAGGC